AGGAATATGATGACAATTGGATGCTTGATGAATTTGTCCTAACCCAAACTTGCGACTTGGCCGCAGTTCCCCCTGTGTCATTTGTTAGAAAAAACTGGGTTGCTGCGTCTTGGTCTTTTCTCGCTTCAAGCAGTCCAGTCGGCGCGCCGCCAATCCCCACGTTGCCAGCCGAGTCGATTCGCATCCGTTCAACCACACTCGCCTCGCTTGAACCTCCTGTGCCAAAAACCAAGTCGCCTATTCCACCACCTGTCCGTTCGGAACCAATGTATGATGACCAGACACCCGTTCCGGCTGAATTTGAAAAACGAATTAAGGCTTGAGTGCCAGAGACTGAACTCGCCCTGTGAATCAATAAAAGATCGTTCTCGTCTTTGCTGATACCGAGAGGTGCTTCTGGTGCCGCTCCCACCCCCACTTGTCCACTCACCAACAACTCCCCATCTGCCGGTGTCGCCGCAGTCGTTCCTATGCGAGCCGCTTTAGCGTTTAACTGCTCAATCGGCGTGACTTGAACAACACCCGCTATTGAAGAAGTGCCGTCCGCTGCGCCTGCTCTGTCTCTCACCATCAACGATTGCCCGTCTGGTGATGGCGAAGGGTTGGCGAACGCTAGGTCGTAGTCAGCGACGCAGCCAAGTTCATCGACTTGCCAGTTGTCGATTGTGACAACATTGCTGGTGACCATTCCATCCAACTGATAAAAGCAATCGGTTGCGCCCTGTGCAGTAAATTCTAAATTGTAGGTTACGAGACTTGTTGTAAGTGCAGCCGAGTAAGAATACGCCGCCCCATCATGAAGCTCCAATCTAACGCCAGCCGCCCCGCCGGTATATTTAGCATCGACTCTCAATCGGTACTTTTTGCCGACCGTTAAATCAGTTGTTAAGTCAAACGAATCTCTTAAATAATTGTAAGCCCCCCGCTCATCGTTTCCGTAGGCAATCGCCAGCGTATTGGATACATTTGTAATGGTGTTTGAGCCATATTTCACCCAAGAATAAGTCCCGCTTGTGAATGCACTCGCCGCCGCATCAACCAAATTCGCCTCACCATATTGGTCTATGAATGGCACGGTAGCATTCTCGTATGAAGCCGTTACCTCCGCTTGGGAAAGCGTCTTGTTCCAGAGGCGAAGTCTGTAAACGGTTCCCTCGAAATACTGCCGCCCACTTGCCCACAATGTTCGACCAATCTCGAAACCGTTTAACGTTGTGGTTGGTGCGCTTAAAGTAAAAATACCAGTCCCCGCAGCGTTTCCGTTGACATAATAAGTAACAGTCGTGCCGTCGTAAGTTACCACGCAATGATAAACTTTACCGGCTTCTAGCGATGTCGTTGATTTTGCAGAAACCGCTTGTCCGTAAGTCTGAACATTCAGAACATTCGCATCTAGGTCAATACCCCAACCATCATAGGTCGTGCCGGTTCCGTAGCCAAAAATAGTTTTGTTGGCAGTAGTTACCTCATCGGGCTGAATAATAAACTCAACGCTTCGCGCAGCATTGCCGCTTGGAAAAGCCGAATCGCTTCCGCTAATGTAGCCAGCCGCACCGTCGAAGTGTAATCCTTCGCCATCGCTGGCGTTTATGAGGTGGGTGATTATCTCACCGCCGCTGAGAGTTTTTGGGGTTACAAGTGTTGCACTCATGTCGTTTGGTATTCCACTACTTGAACCGTGAAGCTACTGCCCCCGGCGTACACTTTCATTACCCCAACATATCCATCAACCTTCAGAAATCCACCATCTCCCCCAAGGCTGGAGGAAGGTGCAGACATTAAGTAATGAGCGTTGGATACCGTAGGAGTGGTGGCATCAAGGCGAACATGAATTTCGTCTGTGCCAAGATTCTGTAAAGTAATTGAGGTACGGCTTGCGTTTGCGCTTATCTCCTGTTCCGTGGTCTGACTGACCCTGCCTGTACCCGCGCCTGTCGGCGTAACGTTATTGCACCAAAGTGGATTTGCCATTGTCTTATTCCTTCCTAAAAAATTCGATTAAAGATGGAGGGAAGGGGAATGAGCACCCCTCCCCCCCGGTTATTGTTGTTGTCAGCTTACGAGGTTGTAATCCGCTTTATGCTGATGGATGAGGTGACTTTTACATCCCTGCTCCAATCAACAGCGTACACATCCGAACGGCTGCTTTCGTCACGGTACTCACGCACCGCAGTTACGCCACCACGGCCACCAGCAAAGGTCTTCAATGCTGAAGGATCGTAGATGGTCGGGCTTGCGCTCCGCACAAAGATGTAAACATCGTCGCCATTCACGAATGAATTGCTGCGCGTTTTGCCTTCCTTGGTCGTATCGTATGCCATAGTGGATAAACGAATATCCACGCCGGGGTTGATAAGCATTGCGGAGGCTTGCCCTTGGTTTAACCCAATAAGCGTAGCTCCCGGCTGCTTGGCAACCGTCTTGGCATTGTTGCGGAACAATTTCCATGCGGTCATTCCCATTAGAATCGCATTTGGCAATTGGCCGGTTTCCTTGGCAATGGCCTCAATCTGCGCGTCTATTTCCGCTACTGGATCGTTGGAGTCACTACTCCAAACACCCACGCCACCTGTTGCAGTTACCGCAGCGTTTACCGTGGTAATGACATGACGCTCATGCGAAAGCACGCTGCTCTGCACGAGGGTCTTGACCTTAGCCTGTTCCAAATCCAAAGGATTCAGAGTCCCGGCTGCATCACGCTCGGAATCATCAATTGTGATTTCCAAAGCCTGTGGCAGACAGTTGAATGTTGGCTCACTCACATCCATGAAGATGCGCCTTGCTGGCCCACCTACACCGCGTGAGGTGTCGTGTATTTGAAAGGCATTCTTGTTATCGTATGCCTTGTATTGCCCGATCGTCGCTGGCACCTGAACTTGAGGTGCAAGGAAGTCGGCTGTCGCTGATTGTAAGTCGTTCAGAACTCCTGACGCATAATTGGTAAGGGTCGGATTGACTGATGCTTCTGCTCTTAATCCCATAATATTTTATCTCCTATTGAGTTAGACCGCCGTGTAGGAATTAACCAAAGCCGCCTCAACCAGTTCGGTTGAAACTCCTGCTTCCATAGCCACTCCCGCTACAATTTTGGTGCTGGCGTGTGCCTTCCAAGTTCCATCGGTGTGAATCATTAAGTTTCCACCAAGGGCAACCGTGCCACTCAGCTTCACCTTTACCGTCCCGCTTGCCCCTGCCATAGAGGCAACCGTGCTTTTACCTGATGTGGTTTCTCCATCGAGAATCACACCGAAGTTTCCGCTGTGTGCTGTTGATATTGCGGCTTCCCCAGCGACTATCTTGACTGCATAACCTTCTTTTCCAGTTTGGTCTGCTGCCGGTGTTAGTGCGAAAATCGCCGCATCTCTAGTTAATGCTCCTGCCATAATCTTTTACTTAGTTGTGTGTGTTTTAGTTAAACAGTTGCGGTCGTTCGTATCGCGTGGCCTCCCAAGCCTGTTCAAAAGATGAACCGTTTTTGGCTTGATACTCCTTGGCGGCACGCATCTGCGCTTCACCGTTTGTGTCCATTGAACCATCTTCCTGACGCTTGGCTTGCACCACACGCTGAAAGACGGGATTCACGGGTAGTGCATTTAAGGCCATAATGTTCGAGGGATCGTTGTTCAAAATGGAAACCCACTTTGCTTTTACGTCCTCGTCCTTTGGCGGTATGCGTCCGTCCTCTACGGCTTTGTCAACGGCGGCTTGGGCAGCAACTTCTTGCTCCTTCTCCTTATCGTCTTCCAACGCCTTGATCTTGGCTTTTAGTGTTTCGTTTTCCTTCTTCACTTCGGCCAGCTTTTCCTGAGCAGAGACTTCTTCCTTTTTCTTGGAATCATCCTCCTGCCCAATGACTTCTTCTTTTTTCTTTTCTTCGATTATTTCTGCCATTTTACTGTCAGGGTTTTGATATTCGCCATCGCTGGCAACTATCGGGTTTATGTCCTTGAACGCTGGCCGATTTACTAAGCCTCCCGCATTCAAAGTTGTGCCTTCAATTTCGCCTTTTGAATTAAGCGTGAATGTCGGGCTAAATTTCCTAAAGTTCCTTCCTTGCAAGGCTTCCTCCCCTGCGTTTGTCCACTCAACCTTTGCTCGTACCCCACCTGTTTCGGGGTCAGCCCCGGCCCAATAGAAACCTGTTACCCATGCGCTGGCCTCTCCATCGTCATGGTTGAAATCAATGAACACCTGTTCCTTGTCCCCTGCCGTGATCTGGTCGAACGATATTTGCAAAAGGTCGGCTGTCTTGGCATCCACCTCCAAGGTCAACTCCGCTGGCTTGCCGTTCTTCGTTGCCGTGATGTTGTGGGTTCCCGGCGGGAGATACTGAATGTCATCAGGCAACTCGTCCCCCGGTAGAAGGGTGCTAATGGCATGGACAATATCCTGAGCCTCATAGCCCTTGGCTTTGTATTGGCTATTGCAAACCGCAAGCCTTTGGCCTTTATCAGGGTATTCCTCTTTCATTGTATCGTTTGCCATGCAGCTTGAGATAAATTCGCTTTTAGGTTCACCGTTTGGAGTGGGGATAGGCATCAGGCGGCTTTCCTTTCCCCTATCGTTTTAACCCAGTAAAGTGCCGCCTCATTGAATACGTCCGCAATCTGCTTCTCCGTGGGGATGCTGTTTGGCCAAGGCTTTTGCGTAACTGACTTCTTCAGCAAGTAGTAAGGGGTAAACCCTGATTCCTCCTGCATTGTCGGTGTCTCCCTCTCTGGCACCTTTAATCCCAAGGTCTTGATTTCCCGCTTTGGCCGTTCTGTCTTGGGCAGCTTCCGCTTCGCCTCCTTCTTGGCGCTGAACTTCTGGCGCGGAACACTCCCGCTAGACTTGTCTGGCTTCACCAAAAGCAGATTGCCCTTTTTGCTCTTGATAACAAACAGATCAGGGAAACGCCTTGCCTTTCTTCCGTAAGCCTCGGGTGCTAGGGGGATGGTGAGGTATTCCTTTCTCTTGGCCTTTATCGTTCCCCCCTTGATCTTGTGTTCAAGAATCCCAGCCTTATCAATTGCAACCACTACCTTCCCGGCCCCATCCGGTTGAGGCTTTTGCACATTGCCCCCAATCCTTCGGTTCCAGAAATGTGTCCTTCTGCCGGGAGCAAGCCTGTTTGGTTCTTTCGCATCCTTCTCCCTATAAAACTTCTTGAGGTATTCTGAAACCTCATTGCCCCCAGCCATAAGCACATCCGTAAGCTCCTTGTCAGAGAACTTCAAACGAGCAATGCCAGAGGGCAGTTCTACCTTGGTTGCAATCATACTGGTGCCTCCTCAACCTTGGCCAATGGGGATGCTTCAAAGCGTTTCACCGCTCCGTTAACCATAGCTGCCCCCATGTTCCTCTCCATTGCGTCCTGCAAAACCTTCGTATCCAACTTGTCGAATAGCTCGGGCATCGTGTTTGCCGCCTTGGCTATTGCCCTTTCAAAGTCCTCGTCAGTTACCGACTCATCCATTGCCTTGCTCACCAACTGAACAAATGCCGGTTTAACTGGAGCAAGCCATGCCTCGCTCACTCCCGTAATATCCTCCATTACGTTGTTGAGCAGTTTGTCCCTTGGCCCCGGCTCTGCCCTCTGTGCAGCTTCCACCACTCCATCCTTGGCAAACATAGGTGATTGCATTGGGGATGGCTCTGGAGGGGTAATGACTTCCTCCCCGGATTGGGGCATAGGAACGTCATGCCGGTCGTAAAACCATTCCCGTGGCATATCCAATCCGCTTCCTAAAAGTATCTGATCCCGCTGCGCCTCAAGCACAGGGTCACTTGGCCCAGCAAGGTCAGGGACAAGCTTGGGCATTTCAAAGGTGTCCCCGTAATTCAATTCGCATAAGGAAGGGATAAGCTGTTCATTCAATACATCCGCTGCCCATTCGCAAATGTCCTGCAGCCTTGTGCGGTGAACATTCTCGTGTACCTCTCCCAAGGCTCGGCTCCCCGAATCCCCCACATCAGTTGTTAAGGTCTGGCCAAGGATTGTTATGTCACAAAGCTTGTCGGCTAGGGTGATGAAATAGCTTTGAGGATTGTCCTGCCCTGACTTCCCTGCCTCTTTGAACTCCACCTGTGTCCCGGTCGGGAACGCTCCCCATGCCGCTGAACCCATGTTCTCTAGCATATCGGCTATGTCATTCTTGATGTTGGCCGATGCACCGGGGTCATAGGTCGCCCACCTCAATGGTTGACCAAACACTTGGGCAAAGTTCAGCAACCAATCCCGGCAGAAGTTCTGGCCGCTCCACCAGTAAGCCAATTGCCTCAATAAGCCATAGCCCATTGAGTTGCCTGAACGATTCTTGTAGATGCCAATGAGGAACTTGTTCCTTGGGAACTCCTCATAAACCCCATCGCCTTGGGGTGAAATCATCAGGTCAGTCTTATCGTAGGGGAAAGAGTAGTAACGAGGATGACAGAAGTAAGTTGATTTGGGACAAATGCCCTCGGGCTTCACTTCCCAAAGGATTTCCTGCACGCTGAACCCCTTACCTACCGCATCGCATAAATCGTAAATGGCATTACGGAAGCCGTTAGTTCCCTCAATCGGATTGCCTATCCAATCGTCAATTGCATACTGAACAAAGTCTGCCTTCGCTTGAGCGGAGTCTGTTGGCCTTTCCCCTCTCTCGGTGAATGGCATGACGGTGTAGGTTGCCCCTGCCGCTGCGCTTTTCAGTTCGTGAAGGTTCTTTGCCAGCCTAGCCCATGAGTCCTCCATTAACTCATAGACTTGGTATTGCTGACGAATATCCCCGTTCAGGGCTGTGCGGAGGATGGCAATTACATTGGCTGGGCTTTGCTTGCTCCCCAACGAATTGCTGTCCATCCGGTCACGGTTGTTGGGCGCAATAACCCTCTTCCCAATAGATGCGCCGTTCAGCCCTTTTTTGGCCTTGAACAGTTCCCCTAAACGGTTACTCAATTCTGCAATCATACCAATGTGGGCCTCAAGCCTGCCAACCTTGCTCGGCCTAGCATTATGTTGTCTGTGTCTTGGATTGCCCCTGACCCTTGGTTTAATAGAGCGGCATAGTTGGCCAAAGCCAATGCGGTGCACCTGTCTGCGTGACCGTCTGAACGCCTCACCGCTCTGTACTGTTTGTTTCCTCCCGGCGTGGTCAACTCATTGACCGAATGCAAATCCTCCCGAATGGCCTTATCCCTTGGAACCCTCAAGCCCCGCTCTTGGAATGCCCTGCGTAAACCGGGGAATATCTTGGCCTTCAACCCCTGCGTGAACGTGCATTCCTCCAGCTTAAAGGCAAACCGCTTGGCCAAGGATTCGCTTATTGCGTTGCCAATCCCTGTTGAATCAATGGCAGCATGGGTAGCCCTGTTGATGCGGTCAGACAGAAGCTCCTCTTGCAGATGGTACGGGGTGTTTCGGAGAACCAGAACCTCCCGTGTCCACATCACATCCCCAACCTTTTCAAGCGTCCAAGCTACAGTCAGATCATGCTTTCGCCCAATGTCTATGCCTACAAAGCGAACAGCATTCCCGTTCTGCTCCTCACAATCTAGGGTTGCCTCGTCGCTCACGCATTCGTCAATGAGGGTGTAAGGCAGCAGCACATTGGTGGCATCGACAAACTCGCATTCATATTCCTGCTCCCAAGCCTCCGGGTCGTCCAGCCCTGTCTTCAATGCCTCAATATCCATTGGCAACCCTTCTTTGATTGCGCTGTAAATTGTTGTCTTATGCCTTACAAAGTTCAGTTCCTCCGACTTATTCCATATCTCGTAAAACTTGGAGTTGCGTCCTGCCGGGGTGCTTATGATGCGGAGCTTTAGCTCACCCCTCAAAGGGTTGGAGATTGCAGGGTAAATGGCTTCGTAGATGCGGTCTGGCCTTTCGTGGAAGGCAAACTCATCCAGCACCAAGTTGGCTGAATAACCACGCACGGTGTCCGGGTTAGCTGGGAGAGCAAGGATTCTTGAGCCATTGGTAAACCTCACCTCGCTGGTTCGACAGTCAGGCTTGGGTAAATCCATTGCATCAGACACAATCCTCGCAACCCTGTTGCCCTTCAGCATCCATTCCTCTGACTGCCTTTGGCCTGCTGAAAGCACCACCCAATCGGTGTTAGGTTTGTCCACACAACTGGCAACAGCTTCAAAGGCGGTGCCGAGTGAACCACCTATCTGCCGGGACTTGAGCCAAATCTTGAAACGCGAAGTGTCCGCAACCCACCTTTGCTGGTAGGGCAGCATCAACTTGAATAGGGCTTTTGCGCGTTCCTCTTTAGTCATTCAGTTGTTCTCTAGCTTGGGAGCACCCAGCATCTCCTGCCATTGGACTACCAACTGCTTCTCGCTGGCAATATACCCGGAGTGTTCCACATTAACCTCGGCTCGGTCGGTGTACTGGCAGACGTTCTTCAAAGCGAAGATAAGACTGACCACGTTATTGTTTTCAAGGGCTTGCTGAACCAGTTTGCGCTTGAGAGAAGTTTGCAACTTGGCCTTTCCCTTTTCATAGGAAACGCGAAACTCGCTATCTTCTCCCTTCATTTGGCGTTGAATCACATCGTGAGAACAGCCAAGGAGAGTCCCCATTTCAGCAAGGGTAGCGTTAAGACCGCCAAGCCGTTCAACCAAGTCGAGGTCGAATACAATCTTGGGCCGACCACCGGGATGCTTACCATTACTGGTAGGTGTTGGTGAAGTTAAGCGGTTGCCTGTCGTTGCTCCAGCCATCGAGGAACAAGGATGCAGCGTGAACAGGGGGGCTGTTCAACAGTTAATTTGGGGCAATACAGGTTAAAGGAGTGGGGTTTGTGCGAGTTTAATAATTAAACACAAGTTTAGTTTAAGGTTGTGATCAACTTGATTAATCATTTGGCCCCACGTTGGCATCTGGTGCAACTATCAGTCCTTCGCGGCGACAGAAGGAAACGAGGTCTTTGATTTTATGGTTATTGAACCAATAGACACCGTTCCTTTTATGAATACCCATCCCTCTCCCGGAGGCAGCTTTTTGGGGTTTATCAATCCAACGCTTACTATTGCCAAGACCGTGGCGATTGCTTTTCATTGTTAGGACATTATCCACGTTTATTTAGTATCCTTTCCAGTTCTGTGTTCATTATCAGGAGTTGTTTGCCTGCTAGAATTGCCATCATTTGCCCAAGCTTAATCATCATTCTCACCCTGTACTTGGTGATTCCCATTATTTCAGCCACCTCTGGCACAGAGTAAGAAACCTTTTTGTAACCTTGGCGCAACTTATCCAATTTTGCGGTGTTAATGGTTCTGTTTCATTCTGCTTACTTGCCGCCAGACGGGGCTGCAGCATCAATCACGTTGATTTGCTCTGATAGCATTTGGGTTAGCCTGCCCATTCCTTCGGCGGGGCCAAGGTTCTTGGCTGTGCAATTTATCGTGTAACGGCTGGAGAAATCCGTGGTACGGGTTTGTGTGCTGCTACTGGTAACCGTCCCGGTGTGGGTATTGTTATGGCTCCCACCCACATCAAAGGTGACCCCAAAGAGCTTGCCCCCCGCTGTCGCATGAACATCTGTGGTTGAGCCGTCCACCTCCGTATCACCCTTGGTGGATGTGTTGTCGGTGTGTGCCCCGATCTGCATATCAAAGAGCACATTGATGTCGGTGATGCCCACATTGGGGATTTGAACCAGCGACAGAACGGGGGTTTGGATGGTTTGGGTTACCATCGTAATCTCGTCATCGTCGCCCTTAACAGGGCGCTCAATGTCAACGCTGATGCACCGCGTGGTGGTGTTACCATCCTTGTCGGTGTCGAACCCTATCTCGCTCACGAAGTTTAGGGTGGACTTCGCAAGTGCTGTGCCTCCATCGCTCGCCGCTAGGATGGGCGAAAGGATTAAGTCCTTGATGGGAAGCCCCCTCATATCTGCTATTTGTGCGCTATCTGCTGCCATGATGTTTTTATATTGTGGGTATTAGTTTCGTTAGGTTATCACCGATTCTAGCCAAGCCTTCGGGCTTATCCGTGCCGGTAAATTTGATTGTGACTTGAGCCATTTTACTGCCCCTCCGTTTTCCAAGATCGCCTACGGCTTCATCCTTGTCATGGTTGAGATCAAGTTCAAACTCTATTTCAACATCTGAAATGGTTAAGCCATGATGCTGCACCAGAGTAAAGAGCGGCACCTCAACCTTTTTCCCTGATAAAACAAGGGAGATCATCTTGGGCACACCCTCCTCGTCAAAGTAATCCTCCCTGATCTTGGCTAGGTGGTTCCCCTCTACGCTCTTTTGCGCTGTGACAACGGCAGAATAAAGGCTGTTGAATATCTCTTGTACGGAGGATGCCATTGTTATTGTGTTCCCTTAATAAACCGCATCCGCATCGTCTACTGTTTCAAGTGGTTTATTGGTGTTTTTGATTACTTCAGCAGACTTGGCAAGCCCCCGCTCCACCATTTCCTTCATCACAAAATAGGCTTCTGCGGCATCTGCGTCAGGGAAAAACCCCCCTCCCTTGAACGGGTACTCCTCACCAATTGCTTCCAGCGTTGGGGCAAGCACCTCGTTGCCTCCCCACTTGCCTTTGACTAGCTTTGCGTTCTGTCCGTCTATCTCTACAACGATCATACTTTGCTCCCTTCTTTTAGGTTCCAAGCCCCGGATGGGGGCAGTTTTACATCTATGTCTTTCACCCCTCTAAGGATGCGAAGGATGAGGTCAAAGTGGTCGGGGTCTTTGGCGTGGAACTCAGCAGGGTTTTTGTACATCCATTGCAGCCCCATGCTCACTATCTCCGTGTCTCCGGTGTCATAAACCTTCCCCACATAAGGGTCGAGGAAATCATCCTCAAAGGCCACCTCGTTCTTTTTGTAATCAGACAGGGGTTGTATTTCATTCAGTCGCCTTAGCCTGTATTTTTTAAGGGCTTTGCTTATCTTAAGAACCTTCATGTGGTTCCCTGAATTTATTGCTTCTTCTTTTTTCAGGCGCAAAGCTTCCTCCCCTTTCCCCAGCCTTTGCTTGAGCCACTTGTTAGTCATTTCCTTGATCCAGCCCTGTTTCCCCTCAAGCTGATGCCCTAGCTCGTGAATGACAGTCCCCGCATCTGACCGTGCCTTCAGAAATATCCCCTTGTCCCACTCTGAATGCGCCCTGCGTTTGCTTGTTGGGGAGATTTGCGTAATGTTGTTGCTCATTGTTAGGGGATGCTCGGGGAACGTCTCGCGCCCTCGATGGGTAAGGTTGACCATATCTTCAAAGTGACTGTCCCCCGTGAGCGCATTAAACCCTTTGATTCCCTTTTCCCAGTTGGGCTTCATCTTTTGTGGTCGCCCGCCGCCGCTCATCGGGAAGCCGTGGGTAAGGGCTTGTCCCTTGAAGTTGTTTGGCTTGAGGTTCCCATACTTATCTTTGGATGAGACGGCATAAACCAAATCCTTGTTAATCTGGGAGAGGTTATGATTGGCCGTGCTTCCCTTTGAGACTGCCTTGTAGACCTTTGCCGAAAGCTTATCAACCTCCTTTGTTAGCTGGGCATCTGTCATCTTCCGGTATTTTATACTGTTCTCCTTTGATAATTGCGGGATGGGCGACATACTGGCGTGGCCGAGTCGCTGTTGCCGTAACGCCCGTGCCCCCGCCCACTCTGCCTTTGCCTCCTTGAGGGCCTTAATTGCTTCGTTCATTCTCTTTTCGACTGCTGGGTATTTTTTGAGAATGGCGTTTGCCTTTTTCTTGGTTGCCTTGTACCCCTCAAATGAACTAAGGCGAACGGGGTCTTGCTCAAGGACTTTCTTGGGAACCTTCCTTGCTGGGGCGGGGGCAGGGACGTTACTGATCTTTTCAATGATCTCCACAAACTCCCCGTTGG